ATGAGCGAAACTAATCGAGCTGATATTCCACATGCGGCAGTTATTAATTTTACTATTGTCGTTCACAAAGTACTGAAAGATGGTAGCTTAGACCCCATTCCTGTTTCCGTGGAAGAGTTAAACAAATATGGAATTGCCCCAAAGGCTGCCATTAAAGTTGATGGAGTTGATAGGGCGTCATGCATAGATAACATTAAAAAGAGATTGGAGAAATTCAATGGCTAGATGGGAAAACGAGAATCTAGAGGGTCTAAATTTACCAGACCCAGAGAAAAAAGTTTATACATTTTTTGGTGTGGGTGGTGAAGAATCCAAAGAAAACGACGCTTTCGTTAAGGTTGTTGATAATGGGGGCTTCATGACTTACTATATTAAGTATGGTCGAGGAGATCTTCTAGACCCACTAGGTACAGATAGAGGCAAACATAGCAGACCGTACTTTGACTTTAAAAAAGTAAATGAGGATGTATATAATTATTATATGCAGTACATTACAAATTCTGAAAGAATCTTTTTGACAAGAGCAAGAAGAGCATTAATGGAGATTAATTAAATGACTAAAAAAGGCAGACTTTCAAAAAAAGAGCAGGCTTATATTGCTGAACATAGCAAAGATAGTGTTGCAAACATTGCAGAGGCATTAGATAGATCGGAAAACGTTGTCAACAAAGAGTTATCTAAACAGGAAGATGTTCCTGAATTGCCAAAAGCAGGTGAGCTAATGGGTAGAAATGAGAAGTACGGAGCTGTCACAATGACAGAGCAAGCTTCCATGCTTGGAGATGAGTCCAAGGCCACCAAGCTAGAAGAAGATAAACCAGAAGAGGTAAATGTTGCCCGACGACATAGAGGGGCAATTCATAGAATTAAGGATAAATAATATGATTTGCACAGTTAGAGATGAGCATATACGTAAACTCATAATGGAAGATATTTCCATGACTTGGAAGTGCACCCTAGACGATGGAACTGTTGTATGGGGCGACTATGAGCGTCCCGGAGTTCCCGAAAGCCCATGGGTTAGACTTCAAGAGTTCTGCAAAGAGAATGGGCGGTGCGTAGCAAAAGCTCAGGTAATTGTTATGGGTGCGCCTGAAGAGGTTGTGTTTGAAGACGAGAATGGTTTAGATGGATTCTTTATTGCTAGAGGATTTTCTAAGGATATAGATATGGTTACTGGGGATGGCCCATCATATCAGCATATGACATTCGGATTATTAGAGGATAGCCTAGAACGAGTTGATGTTAAAAAATATAGCTGGCCTGAATGTGAGTTTGAAGATTTTTCACAGAAAAGAAAAGCTACCCAAGAAAACCTTTCTTTTATGATATGGCGAGATGGCGAGACAAAGAAGCAAAGCGAGCAGGTTCAAGTCACCCTCAACGGGTGAGTATTGCACGGTCGCTCAATACATAGCAGAGATACTCATTCAGAGAAAAGCAGAGGCCGACAATAAAGGCTCTTTGGCTTACAAGTTCTGGAATAAGACCCAAAAGAAAAACTATACTAGGCAGGTACAAGCTGTTAGCACCCTAATAGGAAAGTTTGGGGAGTCAGCAGTATTTGATTATATTATCAACACAAATAAGCGAGTGTACTCGGCATCTCCTAAGTGGGTAAAAGAAGCGGTAGAAAAACACAAGTCAGCTCTAGACCGACAACCCAAACAAAAAATTGAAGTAACAGAAGTATCTAGAGATAATATAGAGTCTCAGCCAAGAAAAACATTTGGCAAGAAAACACTTTTTTCAAAATTGAGGAACACCGATGGCAAGAACCAAGAATAACGACCCAGCCTTTATTAAAGAGATAGTCAAAAAGTATGGGAATGTTATCTCTACTGGAGCGCAAGTTCTCGAAAGAAGAAAAGACTATAAGATAATTAAGGTTAGCCCCTCAGTTGACCTCTCTCTAGGTGGAGGAATCAAAGAGGGTTCGTGGGTTATACTCACGGGAGACCCTAAATGCGGAAAGACAACTACAGCATTACAGATAGCGGCAAACTGCCAAAAGGAAGGTCGTCCAATTATATATTTAGACGCGGAGGGGCGACTAAAAGAAATGAACCTTCTTGGTGTCGATGGTCTCGATAGAGATAAAATGAAAATCATCCACTCGGAAGATGAACCGTTAAGCGCAGAAGCCTTTCTAGATATTGCAGTTAAGCTCGTGAGCGCAAAAGAAAACGAGGGCTGTGTCTGTATTATAGACTCCACATCCGCCCTAATACCAGAAAAAGAATTAGATGGAGATATGTCGCCGGGAAGGGCAGGGCTGCCCAGAATACTGTCTATGTTCTGTAAAAAAATGGGACAGATTGTTCCCAATCAGCGAGCGACCATGATTATCATAACGCACTTCATAGCAAACACTTCTGGATACGGGGCTTCTCGCATGCCTGACTGTGGTAAAAAAATTCAGTACCAAGCAGACACTAGAATGGAAGTAAAATCAATAACCCCATGGACTCAAAGCGATAAGCAGGTTGGTCAAGCTGTTAACTGGAAGGTTATCTGTTCGTCCATTGGGTCGCCGGGCACCGAGTGTCAAAGTTGGATTAAGTATGGTCATGGGATAGATAAAGTTCAAGAGCTTGTTATGCTCGGGCTAGATATTGGGCTTATTGGCAAGGCTGGAGCTTGGCTAACGTGTGAGTTTATGGCAGAACACGCAGATATAGTTAAAGAAATAAAACCCGAAATAGACACCGAAAATATTGAAGAAGTTTTAAAGGCTGTTAAGTTTCAGGGACAGGAAAGATTATACAATTTTTTACTTGCAAATGAGAAAGTGTTTGGTATACTAGAAGAAGAGATTAAGGCAATGCTATGATTATTCTAGGTCTAGACGGGAAAGAACACAAATGGAACCCATCTAGAAGACAGTCCTCTGTTGCAGATAAAAATAGATCAAAATTACACATTAAGGCAAGAGCACTCCTAAAGGACTTGTTTCCGTTTGATAGGGTGCTAGAAGAGCTAACACTTCCCGGAACCAAGACGGGCTCCAGAAGAACACTACTACATGCTGATTTTTACATACCAAACAGAAGTTTAATTGTTGAGGTTCATGGAGAGCAGCACTTTAAGTTTAACTCCTTTTTTTATAAAGACAAGATGGCATTTTTTAAGGCAAAAGCTAGAGATACAGACAAAGCGGCTTGGTGTGAATTGAATAACATGAATTTGATTGAACTAAATTATAATGAGAAAGAGCCTGAGTGGAGAGTGAAGTTTGACTAACGAACAAAAAGCTATTGAATTTCTACAGAAGGTAGACGACTGGGTAGAGGATAGAAATGCAGACCTTGTTAAGAAGAACGAGGATGTAGAAAGTATATTAAACTTAAGTTCCGATGATATCAATAATATGGATATTACTTTGGCTTTATCCAACAGTTTTATACTTTTTGCGCATGCAGAATACCTCCAGTCACTATATAATAAAGAGAAGTCAGTATTAGACTTTTGCAATAACAGCATTTGGTACATAGTCGCAGACAAAATGGAGAACTATGGCGGGCAGTACGCAAAATGGGAAGTCCGATATTTTTCCGCAATAAAAGAAAACCCACTAGCTTCAGAGCTGAACAGACTAAAGACATCAGCAGAATCTAGAATAACAAGAATTTCAGGAAAGATTGATATAGTCAAGAAGATGGCTACAGTCCTGCAAGATTTAGGAAGAAGGAGAAATTATTAATGTCTACTCTTGATACAGCAAAAGAATTACTTAGAAAAGGTATAGCTCTTAATGATGCAGAGCTAATAGAAATGGCTAACTCTCTCATAGAGGCGGACACGGCGGCTGAAACAGCTGTTCAATCTGATATTACACAGGTTGTTGAGCAACCTGCTCCGCCTGAGAGGGTTGGTGCTGATGACTTCTCAATGACTGGCCGACAAATAAAGGAAGGCCCAACACCAATTAATAAGGTTGATCGTGGAGATAACCTTTTTACTGACGACAAGTCAGAACATATGGACATTGAGACCCCTGCTTTTACCCCTTCGCCAAGAAGAGATAAAGCCCAAAAAACCAAACAGAAATGTGTTGAGTGTAAAAAAACTATAGAAGTATCAGATGTTCACAGGAGAGATTTCTTTGTCTGTGATGGATGCTTATCAAACAAAAGAAGATAACTTTAAATAGGAGGCAATATTATGCCACATACTAGAAAACGAGGCGAAGATAAAAGCGACGCCCGAGAAGATAAAAAAGATGCCCGTGAAGAAAAGGTTGATTCCAGAAGGGGGTACAGACTAGACAAAATCAAGGCGCTTACAGCGAAAGCTACTGCCGTTGCAAAAAAACGCAAATGGCTAGTGTTTATGATTGGCTTGGGTCTTGTAGCCTATGTGGTAATTTCAAAGGGCGGTTTTGGCGGAGTGGGCGGAGTTTTGGAAATGATTAAGGGATTCTTTTAGGAGTGTATATTGTCAAAATCAAAACCCAAAACGTCTGATACAAATGGCCGACATATTCCCCCACCAACCTTTTACCACAGAGACTATACTAGGCGCCGACCTGAACCACCCCTCAAGGTTCCTGTGTTTAGGCAGAGCTCTTTTGACTTAGCATCTAAGGTTCTATCTTTTGTAGAAGATAAAGACCTAAGAGATATACTTATTAGGCTTTTGTCTAATGAGTATTTTAGTGATAATTTTTTATATCAGAAACATAAAAAGGAAACTGAAGAATGAAGAAATATTTAAGTGTTGATGTTAAAGATTTTTTATTGGGATTATTGCTGGGAATTAGCACATGTATGGGTATCTACATCTATCACGGGATATAATAGAATGGCCATTACCGCCGTAGGGATTACGATATTACTTTATTTATTAACTTGCGCTTCATGCGTCAAGCAAAAAGATTACCCGCATGCCCTAATGTGGTTTTCTTATGCGTTAGCCAATAGTGGACTCTTATGGTACGAAATCAAAAAAACAAGCGGAAGCTAGAAGACCTAGCAGCAGAGAGGGCGGTTCTCTCCGGATTGTGTCAATATGGATTAAGCGTTTCGCTTGATTCAGACTATCTGGAGTCCGAACACTTCACAGACCCTACCAACCAAATTATTTTTGGGTGCATTAAAAAGGTCTTAGAGAAATCCAACAAGGTAGAATTATCTTCCTTGCTTTCTGCCGCCAATCAACTTGGATGTTATGAAAATATAAATAACCAAGAGGAGATTGGTTTTTTACGTTCACTATTTAACTTTCCAATACATGAAGAAAATGTTTCAATACACGCCGGTAAACTAGCGAAGCTAGGAATAGCAAGAGAAGTCAAGAAGACACTGGCTATTTGTTCTAATAAAATTGATGAGGTCACAGGAGATGAAGATATAAACGACATCATCTCCCTCATAGAAACTCCCGTTCTTGATGCGACATCTAAAATATATCAAGGTTCTGACAATAAGCCTGAAATAATCGGCGAGGAAATAACAGACTATATAGAGTTTCTAAAAGAAAACAAAAATGACATGATTGGCATAAGCACAGGATTCCCTGCTTATGACGAAGCTATCGGAGGAGGATTAAGAAGAAAGTGCGTAGACTTAGTTGCCGCCCGACCTAAGGTTGGTAAATCTATGTTTGGCGACGCGGTAGCTATGCACGTATCTAAAAATCTAGGAATCCCAGTGCTGGTTCTAGACACCGAAATGTCTAAAGAAGACCACCTCCACCGAATGTTGGCGAACCTAAGCGGTGTCGAAATCAACACTATTGCCAGCGGCAAGTTTGATAGCAACCAGCTAAACACCGAAAAGGTGGAAAACGCGGCTAACGAATTGGGGGAAATACCATTTCACTATGTGAGCATTGCTGGTCAACCGTTTGAGAATATTCTTAGTATTATGCGCAAATGGATTTATCAAGAGGTTGGGTTTGACGAAAACGGAAGAACCAAAGATTGTCTAATTGTTTATGACTATCTAAAGCTAATGAACTCT